ATCAAACAGGACACCACCCCCCCCTATGTACCCCTATACCCCCTCCTTACAAGAGGCGCATCTACCATAGTCGGGATTGTAATCTGCTCCACAACACATACTATAAATGTTGTCGTAACCACTTAGATAATCCTCTTGTGAAAAATTATTATAATCATCCCAAGTAAGGTCAATGAAGTCGTATGCCACCCCCTCGTAGTTGATGTATATGTCTAGGTCATCATCGCCTAGCCTAAGATCATCTACCTCAAATCCCATTGACACTAAATGCTTTGTAACATCTGCTTCTGATGGTAGCATTGAAGAACCATTCTCTCTGTGATCGCTATCACAATATCCTATATCTGATCCTGCTCTACACATTATAGTACCTTTTTATGGATTGATGACTGCATCTCGTTTAAAGATTCTATGCTAGTTAAGTAACATTCTATCTTTGCATTGCACACCTCGTACATAACCATATCCCCCTCGTTCTTATATGCAATCTGCTTTTCTGTTATAGCTTGAATCCTAACATCTAACGCTGCTTTTTCTTTTTCTATTAGAAACATAACATCTCCAAATGAAACCTTTTGTACGTTAACACCGTAGTGTTCTTTAGCTAACTCCTTAAAATAATTTTTGTTTAACATTGTTCTGTTGTTTTAGTTGTTATTATATTCTTTAATAAATTCTACTACTGATTGATATGTAGATAATATCTTACTTCCCATATCTCCACTTGCTACCACACAATCTCTAACGTGGTCGTATATTTCACATTGAGTATATTTCATATCAAATTCGTACCTATGTTCTTTTATTATTAGGTTTGAATCATCAATAAATACTTCCTCTATCTTCTCTACCACAGGCATAAGCCAATCCCAAGAGGTTTGAAATTTCATATTTTCTAAAGTAACATAATGCCCTCTGTAATAATACTCTGTACTATCTCCAAACTTTTCATAAGGAGTATAGCCACCCATAAATTCTGCGATTAATTTGTTGTTCTCTGTTGTCATTGTTTTGTTGTTTTGATTAATAACTGAGGCAAAGATACAACGATTTTTTAAACCACCAAACATTTTTTAAATAAAATGCAAAAAACTTTAAGTTACTAGATAGAGAAATTATTTAGTGTAGGTCTTTTTTTTGATAATCATATTGATAATTGGCTGACTTACATTGTATTTCTTGGCTAATTTGTTCTGACTTATGTTGCCTTCTTTGTATTCTTCTCTTATTGCTTCGGCTTCTTCCAAAGTAAATTTGCGTTTGGAGTACCCACCCCCACGCATATCTTTCCTTATATATATAGTATCATTCATTGTTCAGTATTTCTAATTCAAACTTTAAATGATTGATCGCCTTGTTTATGTCGTCAATATGTTTATCTTTGTCGCTCATACCCTCCTCTTTCTTCTTACCACAGCGTAAGAGGTAGGTCGTGGCAGTACCCACATTGTATGAAAGGTCAAACCCTGCAATGACCTTTCGTGCTTCGTAGCCATTGCTACCTATGTAGTAGTTTGGTATGCCAACAGTTTCAGCAGTTTCAGCAGTTTCAACAGCAGTTTCAGCAGTTTCACTAGCAGTTTCAACAAGATTTTTCCTTCTACAATCACAGGTTTCACATCCACAGTTTCGCTGATAGTCGTAATAATATTTGCTCTTTGTCATAATTCGTTGTTAAAGTATTTGTCTATTGTTTCTTTGCAATGGTCAAACCCCTTGCAGCATATTGCGTAATAACCCCTATCCAATGCGTTCTGAATGAATATCTTCTGCTCTTTGGTAGGATATGACTTCTTGTCTTTCTTTAGCTCTATAAACAATCCATTGTGCGTTTTGTTTGGCTCTAAGATAAGCAGGTCTGATACTCCCCTCAAATATCCTGTGCGCTTTGCCTTGAGCCTTTGAGAGTAGTGCTTTTGAAACTGACCACCCATTGTTGCAGTAAACAGTACATTTGGATATTGTAGCTTCAAGTAGTTTACGATAGAGATTTGTACTCTTTCTTCCGTACCCCCCTGTGGAGTACCCCCCTTTGTACCCCCCTGCCGATACCCTTTCTTCGATGTCATATATCTTATCTGTATTATGCTTGATTAAGTTCTGCAAGTTATGGATCTCATCTTCCATGTGAGCCATATCACTCGTCAGGTGCTTAACTGCGAATATAAGATATAAAACTATAATAAGCAATACTACTATAAAAATTGTTTCCATATTAAAATCTATCAGTTGTTTCACCATGTCTGCTGATTATCTGTATCTGCTTGATAACAACATCCACTTCTTCTTTCTTCTTCTTAGCACACTTCACTAACCTTGACTTAATTATCTCATCTTCAGACAGTTCCTTGATGTCTTGTGATGTTATGAATGTAATGCAACTACCCTCCTTCCATCTTTTATTTATAGCCTTCTTAGCTGCATACTTAAATATTATCTTTGCCCTCCATATTGGTCGCTTCGCCATCTTCTAATCTCCTTATGTTGTTCTTAATTTCTTTGTTTGGATCTTTAAATGTAATCATACAATAAGCAAAGATCAATCCAATGAAGATCAACAATGAATATGCAAATGTAATCATCTCCTCTATCATAACTTACGCTTCGTCAAAATATTCTCTTATCTCTGCTCTAAGCCCCTCTTCCCACTTGGGAACAATCATGCTTTCCAACTTATGAGCTTCAACCCTTCTATTGCTTTTCTTTAGTAGATAAAGATTGTAGTAGGCAAGTGCCTCTGACATCAATGCTTTTAAATCTTCACTATCGTAGTCGTTTCTGCTATCTTCAATGTGAGTTGCGACCTGCTTCAGAATCCTGACACTTTCTTGTTTTAGTTGTCCTTTTTTCATAATTTCTATTATTTAATTATTTTAGTTATCTTTGTATTAAGAGAACCCGACACGCTTCCTGAATATAGCGTACCAAGTCGGGTCGTTTTTTTGTTGTTTAAAATTTTACATCAAACTACTTTGTCTATCACTTTTAAGGAAATATGATTGACAAATTCATTTTAATCTTTTTGCTTTATTTATTGTAACTCCTATTGCCTTCTGACTTCTTTGATGTTTTTGAAAGTCAGTCAACTGTAGCTGCTGCCTTTGTAACTGCGTTTTGGTTTTATATTCTTTGAGCCATATATTCCAATTACGAACATTAACGAAGCCCCCATGCTCAGAGTTTCTTATACCTTGCTCAAAAGCAAAAGTAACCTCCTCCATCTCCATTGATCCATAGAATCTTGAGAGATCATCTACAAGAAACTTAGCCATCATTACAATCTGCTGAGTGTCAGGCTTTTGACCCAACATCATGTAGCACTTACTTAGTAGATCAACACAATCTATGTTTAGTTGTTCAAGATTGTTGCTGAATCTATACCATATCTGATTTGTTTTATTCGTAGCCATTTAGATTTCTTTCGTGCCTACCTTCTAACCTTTGTCTATCCTGATGATCGTTAGAACATAAGCCTGTTATTAAATAAAATCCATCCCATTCAGAAGCAGTCCTGTGCCATTTCTTGTTGGTCATGGCTCTCTGCCACATTTTGTTGATGAATGGCTTGTCTGTTGATTCATCAATCTTTTTCTGTATTTCCTTTTTACTCATCATTTGTTTATCATTTGTCTTGCTTGTTGCCAAGTGTCAAGAGATTGTTCTACTTTACTTTTAGTTTGTGTTGTTGTTGTATTCTTTTCCCAAGTCCTTACAGCAGCCTTCCAATCCTTCATAGGATTCTTTCCTACCTTCCAACCGTTGGATGAGTAGTAGTCGAAAAACTTCTGTGGATCAACCATGTTGTTTCTTTCATGGCAATAAGCAATTATATCTTCAATTATTGGTTTTGCAAACCTTTTGGCTTTAGCTTTATCTTTAACTATAACTATATCTTTAGCTTTATCTTGTACCCCTTCAGGTAGGGTTTGTGAACCCTTCAGATACCCTTCAAGATTATATTTTTGTAATAATGCTATAACTGACTTATGAACATTAGAGTTAGGGTTTAGTTCACCATATTGAAAGTCAATAAACTCAGGAATAAACCACTTATCGCCATTATCAAATATGACTATCTTATCAAGAAATGATTGTGGTAACATATCGTAGATTAGTTCTTCTCCAACTCTAATAGATGCTACCTCTATATCAACATCCCATATACCTGCATGATTGCAGTCATCTAAGATATAAAACCAAAGTAGCTTGTGTTGAGGTTTCAGTTCCCTTAAAAACCTTTTCTTCCATTTGTCTGTGTCTGTCATTCGTTTTGCCATAATTGTTTGTTTTAATGTAATTAATAGTAAAATATCAAGATGATTACCTTAAAATGGTATCTTTTTGAATTTGATACAAACCTACACCTTTTTTTATTAAAATAAAAGTTTTTTAAGTTTTTTTTGTTTTATGTATGCCATGAGTTCAATGTCATGGGTAGAACCTGCTCTAGGTTTTCTTCCTCCAAGAGAAAAATTACCTGCAAGATTATTTAATCTTTCATACAATATACCATCGGTAAAAGACCAACACATGATCAATGGTTTCTTGTGTGTGGTTTGAAATTGCTGACCATCAACAAGTTTACGCATTGAAACCAACACAATGTCTTTATCCCCTATGTTTTGATTTACGCATCCTTTAACTTCAAAGCCACAAATAATGTCTAACTGCCTGTCAAGAACCTGATAATCAATACTTGACCATTGTTCAGCAGGAACATAACTGAAGTCATACTTATTACAGAATGATCTAACAGCTAGTTCCTGCCTCCTAACATCATCTACGGTTTCAAATTTCATTGACCTCTCAATCTTACTTTTCTTTCAACAATCTTACCTTAAAAGGGTA